TGGTTTAAGCCTTGCAGCCAATACCGTAAGGTATAGTTATAGTTCACTAACAAACGATGGTTTTACATTTCATGTTTCCGGTTCGGACGGGCGCAATGTTAGTTTTGGTTATTCTGTAATTGGGAGAATGTCTTAAATTTAAAGTAGAGCTAATATGTCATTTATAGTTGGAATGCCTGAAAGCGGTGCAACATTAGGAAGCACAAGAAAATTATTTGTCAATGAATTAGCCGGAATGCGATCTACAATGTCAGAAAACCACGTAGATCAAAATACACCTGTAGATTTTGGAAAACATGAATTTATTCAATTTACAAATGTAACCGCTTCAACAACATCAGCAACGGAATTAGCGTTATACAACAAGTCCGTATCAGGCAATCAACGTTTTTTCATTAGGCAGCCATCATCGGGAACAGAAATACAAATAAGTGGAATAGATCCTATTGCAGAAAAGAAGGGCTGTGTATTTCTTCCAGGTGGCTTGTTGTTGCAATGGGGAAAAAGTGTTGTTCCTAAAAATACAGGAGGAAAATTAACGTATTTTGCCAAAAAAGGGGCAGACGGTTTTGTGCGTTTGAGGATTATAGGTCTAACTGTTGCATCTAATGCCGTGACAATTGGACATACTAACGCTTTACCGGTAACTCCCGCAGATGATGGATTTACAGCCTTTCTTTCTTCAATTCAAAGTACCGATACAGAATTTAATTATTGGGTAATAGGTACAATGACATGAGCCTTACACCCATACTAATAGCAGGATATGACACAAATTCAGGTTATGAGACTGATAAGAAGCCTTTTATGCTTCCAGATCAGGCTTTTCCTGTTTTAGAGAATGCTTATGTATGGAGAAATAGGGTTGTTAAACGTGATTTAAATGAGAAGCTAGGTAGATTAAGACGGGTATTTTTAGCCCAATCTTTAGGTAATTCGGGTGCTTCACCTTGGACATTCAATATATTTTCTTTGTCTAGTATAAATAATTCGAATCCAGTCAATCCAGAATATCAGCCTAACGCCGAATTAGAATGTGGTTCAGTAGTTATCACAATAGGTGTTATAGTTTTCACAGATCAAGGAGACGGTACTCTAACAAGCCCGACACCAGGGAATAGCGGTGTAATCAATTACGTTACTGGATCGGTAACTCTCACTCATACAGCAGGTGCCGGAGTAGCAACAACAGCTAATTTTAACTACTTCCCTTCACTTCCAGCAATGGGAATATGGACAAGAGACCTAACTACCGTAAACGATGAGCAAACCATATTCTTTGATACCGTTTACGCTTATATAAATGCAGGAGCAGGATTTCAAGAGTGGATACCTGGAACGGTGTGGAGTGGCTCGGATTCAGATTTCTTTCTCGCAACCAACTATAGAGGAATTGAAGCGGCAGATAGATTGTTTTTTGTAACAAATTTTGTAAATAATGCTTCCAATCCAATGAGATATTCAAATGGTTCCACGTGGACGGATTTCGTCCCCCTTATTGGAGGACAACAACAGCAAGAATCACTAGGTACAGTAGTAACCCCTTGGCTTGCATTTGCGGGAGGTTTAACACAACTTCCGATAATTGAAGGAAGTGTTTCTATTACCGTTGGAGATGTTACATTTACCGACGAACAAGAAGATGGGACATTAACAGGATACCCCACAAGCAATACAGGCACAATAAATTACAATACCGGGGCAATTACATTAGCATTCAGCCCGGCATTAAAATTAGATACACCTGTTGGTGCTACTTATAATTACGGTAACTTCTATCTATTCCAAGCAAAGATATTAATCCCCTATTATGGTAGGTTGCTAGCCCTTAATACATGGGAGGGGGAAACAATTGGCAACAGCCAAAACATTTACAATAGATGTCGGTTCTCCCAAATAGGTAGCCCGATTCAAAATGATGCTTGGCGATCTGATGTGTTTGGTAAGGGCGGTTTCATTGACGCACCTGTTGCAGAAGACATAATAAGTGCAATATTCTATAAGAATACTCTTATTGTATTTTTCGAACGTTCCACGTGGCAACTTCGTTATGTCGGTGAATATGGACTACCATTTGTATGGGAAAGGATATCATCCGATTTTGGTTCAGAGTCTACCTTCTCAACAATTCTCTTTGATGATGGCGTCCTAACTGTTGGTGATAAAGCAATAGTAACCTCAAGTGGAACAAACGTATCTAGAATAGATGAAAAGATCCCCGACCTAGTATTTACCTTTCGTAATGCGAATAATGGGATTGCTCGTGTACATGGTGCTAGAAACTTCCAAAAAGAAGTAGTCTACTGGTGCTACGCAGATTCAAACGACCAAGAAGTAGGTCAAAAGTTTCCCAATAAGATATTACTAGCCAACTATAGGAATAAGACATTTGCCAAAATGCGCGATAGCGTTACTTGCTTCGGTACTTATCAAGCACCAACAGGTGTTACATGGGACGATCTAATGGCAATGTGGGAGGATACTTCAATATATTGGGAAGATGTAGATTCTCAAAGTGAATTCCCCTTTGTTGTATGCGGAAATCAACAAGGATACATTAGCTACTATCAGCAAAGTTCAAATGTTGAGGAATGTCAATCTCTTTCCATAACTGGTGTTGATTTAACGACTACACCGATTCAGTTAACGGTAATCAATCATAATCTATTGACCGAGGAAGTAATATACATTCAAGAGATGCACTTTAGGGATAGTGTTACTAAAGCCCCTCTTGCAACGGATTTAAATGATGAAATATACCAAGTAACCGTACTCGATACGGACACAATTTCCCTAGCAAAGTGGGATGGTGAAATTTATTCCGTAGATTTTGATTTTACCCCGGTAACAACAGCGGAATATATAGGTTGCGGAGAGATAACACTACTTCCTAAGATGACCATTCAAACTAAAGACTTTAATCCATTCCAAAAGCAAGGTGTAAATCTAAAGATTTCCTATGTTGATTTACTTACAGACGCAACCCCAGATTCTGCCGTTTCAGTCAGTCTATACATAAATTCCGCAACTAATGTTCAAGCAAATGTCCCCGTGGGAAACACTAAAGTAAATACATCAATACCGGCAACTTACTACCCTAACGTTTTATCCGACTACGCATGGCATAGGTTTTTTGCAACAGCTGCCGGACAATACATGAGAGTTGAATTATCATATGATGATAGCCTGATGAATGAAATAACAACACATGAAAGCAAATTTGTATTGAACGCAATGCAATTGTGGATGAGGTCAGGATCTAAAAATTTACTAGGATAATATGGCATATAACAGCGATCCTTCAGTACAGGCAAACCAACTTCCATTGTCAATAGACCTTCCACAAGAGGAAGAGCAGCTTAGACAAAGGTTAACAGATTCTTATAAGAAAACTGTTGATGCTATGAATAATAAAATTGGTGGTTTATTTAGCTTACAAGAGATTGCTAACTTTGAGAGGTGGTTTTCTGTCAATAGCACAACACAAACTAGAAATGGATATAGAAAAACATTCAAATTCACATCCATTGCAACCGGTGCTAGTTATGTATTTGCACATGGCATACAGTCGCTAAAGCAAATTACAAATATGCGTGCTATAGTTTATACTGATCAAGGAGACTGGAGAAAAGTGCCTTATGTTGATGATGTGTTAATTACAAATAGTATAAGTATGAAAGTAGACGTAACGTCGGTAACAATAAGAAACGGCACAACAGCACCGGCAATAAAAAGCGGGATAGTGGTTTTAGAATATTTAAAGCAGGATTAATTTTATGGGATTTGCAGCAGCAGCACCATTTTTAGCAAGCGGAGCAATGTCATTGCTTTCGGGTCTTATGTCAGGTGACCAAGATTCAATGAGGCAATTCCAAACACTATCGCCGGAGCAAAAGAAATTCCTCATGGGTGAATTCAACCAATTGCAGCAGATGCAAGGTGGCGGAGCATACGGCCAGGGAATGAATATTCTCCAGCAGTATCTTGATCCGCAATCATCCATCTATAAAAACTTTGAAAAGCCTTACATGCAAGAGTTTGAGCAAAGGACAGTTCCAGGACTAGCAGAAAGATTTTCAAGCTTAGGGGCAATGGGGGGAGGTCTTTCATCATCAGGGTTTGGACAGGCTTTGGGTGCAGCAGGAGCCAATTTGCAAACCAAATTAGCTGAAATGAAATCAGGTATGCAAAGAAATGCAATTAGCGACATATTCGGTCAATATAACCAAATGGCCAATAGGCAAACACAAACTCCAATGTTCGGATATCAGCAAAAAGGTGCTAATCCTTGGCAAACAGCACTTGCACAAGGCGGAGCAGGTTTAATGAACGCCGGATTTCAAGGAATGTCCCAGGGCTGGGGTGGAGGCGGTGGTGGAAATCAATTTCCTTTAACTTCGATGTATGACAATTTATTTAGATCAGGCGCAATGACTTAAAGGGGTAATATATGCCACAAATTCAAATTGTAGGCCCATCAAGACAAGACTTAATGATGGAGCAGGTTGGACAATCCATAGGTCAAGGCTTAGGGCAGTTCGCTACCAATTATCTTGCTAACAAGTCGTTACAGAATGTTTTAAGCGATCCTGCATTAAAAGACGCTCCTTTATCTGAAAAACAATCTCGCTTACAGCAAGCCTTGCAGCCATACGGTGAAGTCGGTGAAAACATACTTCAAAAGAGAATGGCAATAGCCCAGCAAGAAACGGCTGAAGGGATGATGAATAAGGCTAAAAAGATAGCTTCTAAACCAGGTGCGACACCTTCTGATATACTTTTTGGATTAATCGAAGCCGGACAAGGAGTTCCAGGGAGTGAACGTTTTATTGCACCTGTATTTCAACAATTAATGCAGCAAAAACAAAATCAAGCCATTTTGGATTCTATTCCAGGAGGAACAGGTCAACCAACTACAAGTCAATCGTCTGCAACACCACAACCACCTATTTCATCGCCTAATATATCTGCGCAAAATCTATCACCTCAACAAATGCAACAGCCTGGGCAAACTTCTTTACCTGTAATACCCCAGCAAGCGCAGCAACCACAACAACAGCAACCTAATCAAATATTTCCGCCAGCTGAACAGGGGCAAGGAGTACAAATTGGGGGGACTAGTGGTTTATATGCAGGAATAACACCAGAAGAAGAAATTAATCGAAAGGCAACAGCAGCGCAGCAGGCAACACAAGACCCAGCCATATACGATTTAGTTTATCAAAGAGAACAAGCAAGAAATGCCGAAAAATTAGCTCAAAATAAACAGTTTGTAGAAAGCCAAGCATTAGAGACAGCTAGACAGGCCGATATATTAGCTAGGAATGAGCAATTAGAGAAATTTGCTAAACCTAAGTTACCTGGAGCTTCACCGGAAGAATTGAATGATTTCATGAGAATGGGACAGAAATACTCAAATCTTTCTCCTGGTGAATGGTATGAAAAGACCAGGCAAGATTTTGATAAATTTATGAATGTTAAATCACAATTTGATAAAGCCTTTGTCCCTGGTGCACTTCGAGGGATTTATTTAGGTGGTGCAGAAAGAGAAAAGGAATTAAGCACATTAACACCAATTGTTCAAGATCTAAAGAAATATGGAAAAGGTGCATATGCTAGAAATAGATTAGCAGAACTAGGTCTAACTCAAACAGAAATCGAAAAGGTTTATAATCCATTGCCAAAGACAATCATACCTGAAATTATGAAAATGCCTAAAGGAGTAAATCCACCAGAAACAGGATTGGAAAGTTATAGAAAACAATCAAGAAATAGCCCTCAAGTTGACCTTGCTTATGGTGGACAGGTTGCAGATCTATTAATGGAACATGGCAAAGGCAACTCTCTTTTAGCATTGCGTGACGAACTCATGACTAAGCGTCATTATAGCTGGGAGCAATTCCAAAGAGGATTGCAAATGGCAGAAGATAGGGGGTTTCAATTAAATCCAGAGCAGCAAGCGGAAAGAGAAGAGTTGCGAAATCCTCCTAGAAGTTCTATAGCAAATATTTTCCGTGGATTAGGTAATATCCTTGATGTGTTTAGGGGTGCAAAATGAATCCTATTGGTACAGCTGTCTTAAGTGGTTACAATGCAATTCAAATATTAAGCTATTTGAAAGGGCTATCATCAAATCTTAAGAAAAAAATAAATCAAGCAGAGAAGTTAGGACATAAGCCAGAAGAGATTGTAAATTATTTTTACGACACAGCTGAATCTGAATTGTCATCAGGTTATAAGACATCAAATAAAATAGAAGCACAAAGGCGTGCAGATGATGCCGAAAAAGTAAAAAAAGCATTAGGAATAGGAGTCGCAGCTCTAGGAGCATTTGCCCTTACAAAAGGAACACCAACAGCACCAAGCAATATAACCCCAACAGGTGCCGTTAGGCCATCAGCTATTTATCAAGGCCCACCGCCTCCAAGACAAATCGGAGCACCGCAACAAAGATTAGGGTTGCCCGCCCCAGCACAAGCGGCAGGTGTTGCACAACCGACACCGCCGAGTCCAGCAGCACCAAACGCACCAGCACCGCAACCACCAAGCCAACCTATTCAAATGGGAATGCGTCCCTCCCAATCTAATCTACCAACCCGGGAAACAATGCTTCAACAAGGCTTCCACCCCAAAGAAGTTGATGCAGTTATTAAAATAAAACAGAAAGCACAAGAGAGTGAAAAGCTTTGGGAGTTAGCAAAACAGAAAAGAGCCAAAGCACCACCAGAAAATAAAGATTTTATGCGGATTGCTAAAGTTTTAGTACAAACAGGAACAATCGCAGATCAAGAAAAGTTTGGACAATTCAAAAAGTATTGGGATGCTACAGAAGGCCAAAAACGATTACCACCAGTAGCAGAATTTGAGAAATTCAGAACATTGACAAAAGGGTGGACAGAGCCGGAAGCACAAGAACTTGCACCAATGCAACAAGAATTACCAGTACAAGAACCAGAAGAAATACAGCCGATCAAATTAGAAAAGAAAACAAAGATTGTAACTCCTGATGGTGATATTGGCGAAATTTCTCAGATCTCTGGGAAAAATGCTTTAATATCAACTGATGACGGTAAAACGAATCAAAAGTTAGATAAGTTAGAAGCGATCACCCCAGAAGTCGATGACGTACTAGAAAATTACAAAAGACTTATTGAATCCATTCCGGAAGAATATAAATCAGCGGTTATAAATTTTATAGGTTTCGATCCGGATAGACGTAAGTTATCAGTCCGTTTTCACAGCGGAGACCAATATATTTATGAAGATCTAGATGAAGAAGATGTAACAAAAATAGCCGAGGCATTTCATTTAGCTAAAACATCAGGTGGGAACGTGTATGGAGCCTGGTCACCAAACGACCCTTCAAGAGGTGCCGGATTATATAAGCTGATCCAAGAACTTCAAAAGAAATATGGAGGAAAGGGTAAAGAGTATTCAGCTAAATTTAAGACACTTTATGATTATTTTGCATTGCCTAAACAACTTCTAGAAGAAGAGAATAAGAGAATAAGAGATGAAAAAAAAGCAAACAAAAAACCCAAAAAAGCTAAGCATTGAAGATGCTGTCGCTTTAATGGGTATAGTTCATGACAAAAAATTAAAAAAGAAAAAGAAGAAGCGCTAATAATTTATTTTAGCTTTCAAAGCAATAATCTGCCTTTTTAAATCTTCCATTTCCAAATCCCTTCTTTGATCATCACAGATCTTTTTTTGATGCGCACAACCGTTATTGTATCCAAACAATACGCCTATGATAACACCAAGAAAACCCCAGAAAATAAAATCAGAATTATCATTCATAAATCACCTGCTTCTAAAATAATCGACAGTTCCATCACTATAACGAATAGTGCCAGAATTGCCATGTTGTTGAATATATGTAGTCTGTCCATTTTGATGATTAATCACAGTGGTTTGTGGGTTGTACTGATACGCAGTGCTATATGGAGTTGGATTATAATTAGCACCAGTATTATATTGCGGGCCATAATACCCAAACGAATTAGCAGCAATTAAACTAAATATTAATGTAAATATAATTTTCATATTCAATCCTTTAAATTTTCTTTTATAATCTTCATATTTTCTTCGTATCCAACCATGGATAATCGAATAAATTCAGTTTCGCATATTCGATAAGGTGAACGCCCTTTATTAGTTAATTTAATAGCGTTAATGCGACCCTCCCTTATAAATTTGCGAATAGTTTGAGGTGTAACTCTTAATATTTCCGCGAACTCTTCAACTGTATAATACTTCTCTTTCATACTCACAAGTATACACAAACAGTCATAAATATACAAGATTACATCTTTATTTTAATTCCATTTGACATTCAAAAAATGCCTGCTTACTTCGAAGTTTCACAAAGAGAGGAAATATGGCAATCAGAACAAAAATTCAGCAGGCCCTCGGACTAGGTGCACCATTTGTAAATGTTCAACCACCACCAATTATTGCAGAAAGAGCGCCTGCTAGCACAGACAATCAAGTTGCTATGGGCCAAATGTGGATCGATAATTCCGAAAGTCCTTTTGTAACATATTTCTGGGATGGTGAAGATTGGGAAGCAGGGGGGAATCCTCATGCAACCACTACAGAATTCGGAATCGTGATCCTCAATGATTCAGTCACTATGGCGGGCGCAACTGATGAGCAAGTGCCAACAGCTCTTGCAATAAAAACATATGCCGATAACTTAGCAATTGCAGGATCTCCTGTTGCCACTGAAACAACCGCTGGTATAGGCGAATTAGCAACAGATGCTCAAGCGGTGGCGAGAACTGCCTCAACTGGCGCATTGGCTTTATTTGTAACCCCCACAAACTTATCACCTGTTTTAGCATCACCAACCCCGATTGGAAGTACTGCCGCATCTACAGGAGCCTTCACCACATTGACAGCCACCGCAACAGGTGCAGCCGTTGCACTTACTTCAGATACAGCCTCAAGCTTTGGAGTTACTGGAGCAGGTGTTGACCTAACTTTATCTAGTGCTGCTGGTAGAGTAATAGTTAATGGTGAAGAGGCCGCAGCTAATGCAATAACCCTTTTATCGGCAGCGGGCGGAATTGATGCAGATGCAGCCTTACAAGTAAATATTGCAAGTTCCCAGAATGCTGTAGACGCAATTAGAATAGTAGCGAGTGCAGGTGGAATCGACATTGACGCGGTTGGCGCTGCCACAGAAGACATAAACATAACCAACACAGGCGGATCGGTCGTAATCGTGGCTACCGAATCAGCAGCGGATAGCGTGGTTATTCAGTCTACCACTGGAGGTATTGATATTCTGGCGTCAGGTGCAGCAGCCGGTGAGGATATTGACATCGTAGCTACTGGTTCCAGTGTAAATATTACAAGCACAGAGAACAACGCTGGCGCAATTATTGTCCAAGCCAATGGCGGAGCATCCGAAAGAGTAACGCTACTTTCTTCGCAAGGTACAGGGGCAGACAGCATAAACCTTGAGTCGACCGCTGGCGGTATTACTTTATCGGCTGCCTTAGCTTCAGCAGATGCTATTAATCTAGCAGCCTCAGCAGGTGGAGTAGATATAGACGGAGCTTTACAAGTTAATATTGCTTCTTCGCAAAACGCAGTAGACGCAATCCGTATAGTGGCCTCTGCTGGTGGTATTGACATTGATGCGGTTGGCGCGGCTACCGAAGATATTAATATCACAAATACAGGTGGTAGTGTCTATATTGGCGCAACAGAATCAGCGGCTGACGCGGTAAAACTCGAAGCCACCGCAGGCGGTATCGACATTTTTGCTTCAAATGCAGCAGCTGGAGAAGATATCGATATCGTAGCTACTGGTAGCTCAGTGAATATTTCCGCAACCGAAGACAATGCAGGTGCTATCACCATTGGTACAAACGGTGGAACTTCTGAAAGAATAACCGTTACATGTGCACAAGGTACAAACGCTGCAAGTATTGGATTAACTTCAACAGCTGGCGGCATTACATTAACAGCAGGTTTGGCAACAGCAGACGCAATTAATCTAGTAACTAGCGGTGCCGGCGGTGGAATTGATGTCGATGCTGGAACAGCTGGTTTCATTGTAGATACCACAGGCGGGATATCCTTAGATTCAGCAGCAGCAAGCAATTTTACTGCAACAGGAGCCTTTGATATTACCATCCAATCCACAGCTGGATCAGTAATAGTCAGCGCCTCGGAAGATGCCGCTGACGCTATCCAGGTTCTATCCACAGCAGGAGGAATTGACATCCTGGCCACAGGCGCCGCAGCTCAAGACATTGATATTGTCAATACCGGAGGCAGCTTAAACCTATCGGCCACAGAAAGCGCAGCGGATAGTATCACAATTATTTCTACGGCTGGTGGTATAGATATACTCGCTTCCGGAGCGGCAGCTGGAGAAGATATCGATATCGTAGCTACTGGTTCCAGTGTAAACATTACAAGTACAGAAAGTGCAGCTGACTCAATCGTTATCACTTCCAGTGCGGGCGGTATAGACATTCTAGCCTCTGGAGCAGCAGCTGGAGAAGATATAGACATTGTCGCAACAGGTTCTAGCATCAATATTACGGCTACTGAAAGTGCAGCTGATGCGGTCGTAATTACTGCCGCCGGAGCAGCAGGCGGAATAAGTCTAGCAGCGGGAACAGGTGCGGTCAATTGCAATACAGATTTCAACTTAACTTCTGTTGCAACAAAGATATCTATGAATGGCGGTGCTGTAACTGACTTCATCGGACGAGCAACCCTAGTAGCCGGTACTGTCACAGTAGCTAATACAAACATTGCAGCAGGAGATAGAATCTTCGTAACACGTTCAGCGTTGAACGGATCACCTGCCCTAGGATTTCCCATTACAACTATAAGTGCGGGAGCTTCTTTCACAATTGCGGCCTATAGCGCAACGGGCGCAGCGGTTGTAACGGATGTTTCAACATTCGATTATGTAATCGTAAGACAAACCTGATAAAGGGGTAATAAATGTCAGAAAATAGCTCTAGATTAAGGCTAGATACCCTAAGAAGTGCTGCGGGTGGTTCTTGGGCAACTTATCAAGTTTTAGGGTCGGCATTGTCCGATCCTGCTCGTATTTTGAAATTTACCAATAACGGCACTCTTGATGTTTTTGTTTCAGTAGATGCGACAAATGCATTTGATATTTTACCGGCTAATAGTTTTCTTTTGCTTGACCTGGCAGCTAATAAGCAAATGGACGGAGTTTTCTATTGGCCTGCCAATACACAATTCTATGTAAAGAGTGTTTCTGGCGCTGCTGGTGCTGTCACTGATATTGTTTATCTCTCAGTCTATCATGACGGAGGGTTATAAATGAGCCAGGCGGGAATCATTAATGTAGCCGGTGGCGGAGGCGGTGGCTCGCCAATTCAGACGCTCACTGGAGACACAGGGGCGGCAGCCGAACCGGTTGCAAATAATATCAATATTCTCACTACAGATGAAACGGCAAATAATACTAATGGCATAAGAAGCGAGTCAAGCTCACCAACGGGTGATGACGTAACTATATTTTTGACTAATCGTATCACGGGGACAGGAACAACAACAGACGATTCAACACTAGTTCCTTTGTTCAGTTTTGATTTAGGAGCGACTCCAGGCACTTATCTTTTCCAACATAATGTAATAGCTTACAACGTAACAGATACAACATCGTTAGGTTATGTAATTTATAAAGTTGTGCGAACAGATGGCGCATCGGGAACAGGAATTAGCTCACAGCCAGGGATTCAAGGCGATGAAGATGACATGGTTAATGCTTTAGTGCAGGGGGCAATAATTGGAAACACCGTGGCGATTAGAGTCAGAGGATTAGCAGGAAAGACTATCAATTGGTACACAAAAACAACGTATGATTTCATAGGGTAGACAATGCCAGGCTTATATAGTTCTATATCAAATGATCAAGATATTGTTTTTGCTGACAACGCAGATTTCAGCGGAGCAGATATACCTAGCCAAGCAAATGGTCTTCAAGATGATGGTCAATTATGGATCGGAAGAACAACTGTGCCAGTTGGCGAAACGCATGTAGTTGTTGGAAATATTACATCATCATCATTAACTGTAGATTTCTCAGATCCCAACATCACCATAGAAACCAATGGCGGCGGAGCACCTGTTGAGGAATTTATATTGCAATCGGGAACAACCCCAGTAGTTCCAAACGCAAGCGGTCAAGTAGGATTTATCGGTGGAATTGATGTAGCGGGAACAAATCCAATAAGATCATTCGGAGTTTCTGCTTTTCAAATGGCTGTAGTTGCTCAAATGAGTCAAGCAATAGCAGCAACAGATCCAACAAAGATCGGTCTTTGTAATTTCGATTCAGCAGACTTCGCTGTCGACGCCAATGGGTTTGTTACTTTAACAGCAGCTGGATCAGGTGTTGAGACAATTACAGGCGACTCAGGAGGAGCCTTATCTCCCACTGGCGGAACGATAAATGTACTCGGCAGATCTGGAAGCAAAACTTCTGGTTCAGGATCAACATTAACAGTTAAAAGTCCTCCTTATAGCGATCAAGCGGGTTCAACTTCTGTCACTCTTAATAGTGGTAGCTTTGCAACTAACGCAATCACTTTAACAACTCCCGTCTCTGCCGGACTCCTGGACGGAGATAAACTAGAATTTGTGGCGACCAACGGCGTTTTAGTTATTCAGCTTGCAGCAACACAAGTGGCACATTTGGGAACTTCAGTTACAAGCGTGGCGGGGACTATCACGGGTTCGGCCACAGGGGACAGTATAAGCCTTAGGTATCAAGCATCCACAAATGATTGGTGGGCAACGAGTTCTTGCGGAGTTTGGTTGCTTGCATAGGTAATTGGGTTTTGATATAATCTTCTCAAAACGGAGGAGATTATGAAAATTTGTAATATCTGTAAAATCGAAAAGCCTTTTAGCGAATTTGGAAAAAATAAGGTTAGATTAGACGGATATAGGTATGAATGCAAAGAATGTAGAAACGCTTCTCTTAGAACAGGAAAACCAAATGCAGGAAGATTTCAAAAAGGAGATAAAAGACCCCAACATTCTTTGAAAATGAAAGAAAAATACAAAAAAGGTGAATGTACTATCAAACCTTTTCCAAAAGGAAATGTACCATGGAATAAGGGTAAATTTACTACAGAAAAAAAGCGTAGTAGAAGATTCAAAAATTGGTCTAAACAAGTAAGAGAAAGAGATGGGGAATGTAAAAAATGTGGATCTAAGGAAAATCTCCATGCACACCACATTTTACCTTGGAAAGATAATGAAGACAAAAGGTTTGAATTAAAAAATGGAATGACACTTTGTAATAGTTGTCATGCTAAAGAAGAAGGATTCCAAAAAGGCCATATTGATTTAGCAAAGAATAAGGGAAGAAAACATACAGAAGAAACAAAGAGAAAAAATAGTGAAGCACACAAGGGGAAAAATTTAGGTAATCAAAATGGATTCAAAAAAGGTCAGATCCCCTGGAATAAGGGATTAAAAAAGGTTTAAAACATGGCAAT